TTATCCAGTCTTCATCATACCATGTGCTCATCCTGTGATTTTGTGTCCACATTATTATCACATGATCATTGGGACTAATACTTAATATTTTTTCTAACAATGTCCAATAAATATTGTCATTACTATAACCTTTGTAACCATAATTAGTCACAGGTCCTGCGTAAACTTCTAGCCAGTCTGCCCAAGTAGGCCAATGCCACTTGGTCGCACTGCACCCAAAAGTATAGATCATACCAAATCCTTGTAAAATTATTGGCTCCGGTCCCTGGAATCGAACCAGGCTTCAGGGATTAACAGTCCCCCGCCTACACCGTGTTTGCTTGACCGGAAAAATATCTTGGCGGAGAGTATTGGAGTCGAACCAATCCACCGGTTACCCAGTGACAGATTAGCAATCTGTTGCCTTGCCGCTCGGCCAACTCTCCGTGTGAATACTTATGCGGTATCTGGCGGTCCCTGGGAGAATTGAACTTCCGCCTGAGGCGTGACAAGCCTCTATACTAACCACTATATTTTGGTAAAATTAGATAGGTTTATTCTGTTACGAGGAAAACCTATCAAAACCCTAAGCGATGTTTAGGCCGCTAAGACAAATTGTGAGTCATTTGCATTTACTTTTTTTGCTTGATTTACGGTCATCGCCTACCGTGTCGCCGTCTCTACTATCTAGCTCAATCGATCCTGTGTCATCCCCACCTAAATATACTGTATACACTTAGGTGGAGATGCCGGGCACTGCCCCCGGGTCTTGAACTCCTTCGTTTTGAAGGGATTACAACAATATTTGTATTATATATTTATTTGATCAACTTGTCAACCACCACGTCCGGTAACCTTGCGCATGGGCTTGCCACCAGGTGAGGGTGGTGCTTTGCGTTTGGCCGCTTTCTGTTGTGTTTTGCTTAGTTTGTCATCAGATTGTGATGTGGCTTGTTTTTTTGCAAGTGCCTCTTTTATTGATTCTGTAAAGTTTTTGCTCATCGCATACTCCAAATTGGTGCCTTGGGAGGGACTCGAACCCCCAGTCAAAGGATTATGAGTCCTCTGCTTTAACCGTTAAGCTACCAAGGCCAATGTGTATTATATAGTAATATTGTTGCTATGTCAAGCAATGGTAATGAATCTGAGCAGTAACCTAGCAAGGAAATCCAATCAGTTTCCTTAGTCTGCACGGCTCATCATGTATGCTTTAATGCCAAACTTTTCCAAAGTTTCAGCATAGGCACGGGCGCCAGTTTCTTTCACATCCATGCTTTGAGTACCACTACCACCTGGGTTCCACAAGTCCAGGCCACCTGAGTAAGATTTGCGGAAGCCCACAGTTTTAAGAGCACGACCCAATTTGGTACTGGCTTTGACAGGTACGTTGACCCAGGCAAAACCACAGTAGGCCATTTCACCATGCTTGGCAACAAAGTCTGCTTCGGCTTTACGAGCGGCCTCTGTAGCAGTATTGTGAACGGATTCAATGTTTTCGAGTGCAATCATTTGGGGCTCCTTGTTTGTGTTTATGTCCATATTATAGCATTTTGGGAATAATCGGTCAACCAATTACTCACCGTACTCGTCAGACTCTGCGTAATCTTCTGATGCTTCGCAAAATATTTTCATCCAATGTTTCTTGGGCAAGGCATGCAACAATTCAGGAGTCACATAACATGGATTTTTGAGTTCGTATGTTTCTCTAGCACGACGGGCTAACTTTTGTATTACTTTTTCATAAGTTTCAGCAACCACAGGGTCAGCCAACATGTCCACATATATTTTTTTCTTGCTCAGTTTGAACTTCTTGAGCATAACTGGCTCCCAAGTTTGATCATAGTCGCCGTATGCAATGTCCTTGCACACTTTCTGCAAACTTACTGGGGTTACCTTGATTGTGTTTTTTAAAGTTACTTGCATTCTGGCTCCTGTTTTGTTACTGTATGTCCATATTATAGCATTTTGGGAATTATTGGTCAACCTTTTTAACCCGTATATCTGTGTTCAAAACAGGTGTATACTTTTGTATTAATTCCCGCTCCAATTTATGTGCTTGGGCTTTGCCACGCACGATGTCCACAATCGCTGAGTTTACAGCCCGCTCGCCGTTTGTGCGAATTGCTTCGTACAAGTTCCAGCTCTTGTCCTCAGTGCGACTGCGGTAGATGTGCTTGTTAACACGACTCTGCAGGCTCATGTTAATAGTACGCTGGGTTTTAGCGGTAATACCAATGTAGTACTCTGCCCCAATTTGGAGCATGTATACTATATGAGTGCGATCTGAACGTTTCTTTCTTATCATGTGTGTATTATAGCATTTTGGGCATTTTTGGTCAACCAAAAAGTACTAGTACAAAAGTACTACTTTTTAGGGGCTAAAAAAGTAGTACTTTTTATGTACGCTCAAGATAACGCAAAAAACGGCCCAAATCCCCATACATGGCGTACATGGTTGCTTGGGTACTACCAAACAAATGCAACACAGGAGTCTTACCTGGTTCAATATAATACGGACAATCTAATTTCCTGCTCAACACCAATAAGTCGCCCATGCGATAAATTTTAGGTACTGCAAACCCGTACGAAGTAATGTGTTGTTTTTTAAAAATATCAAACCCGTTTTGGGTAAGCCTAAGCCCATCTTGTTTGGTAAAAATCATCCACCAGTCAACAAGAGCTTGTTCGTAGGTAAGGCGCTCTTCCGTAGGAAGAAATTCTAGTAGTTTAAGAGTGATTTCTTTTTTACTTGACATCGGGGTACACTTGCGCCCCTTGTGTCAAGAGAACAACTGTGAACTTGTCGGTCTTGAATTGTGTGTTAAGTTTACGTGCCAAGTTTTTTGCATGACCAGGATTTGAAAAACTGACCTTCTTGTACTTGGGCCCGGGATACTGTGTCAGCATGTTGCTAGTTTTAAGATTAATGGGCTTGCTATCATAAAATACAGCCCAAACACCTTCTGAGGCCAATACTTGTTCGGTCTTGTAGGTTTGCTTATCTGTGTGTTCAATCAATACAGTTGGCTTGGGTCTCGACATCATTATCTCCGTAGTTTATTTATCTAATAAACTACGTGTTTTTGAAACTGCCACCATTCAATTCAACCGTAATTGCTTCGGTTTTAGATACAGACGATTGTGTATGTAATACTTCAAGAGTCAGCAGTAACTTAGTGATATCACTATGTAAATCTTTAGCATCACGCAGGCTCATGGTAAAATCACGCTGGCCACGGGATTCGTGTGCCTTGATCGCATCAACAAAACGATTGATATGCAGACTCATTTTATATAAGGTGTCAATTCAGGTGGTGTCCAGCCTACCGGCTTTAGTACCTTGCCATCTTCACGTTTACAAACCTTACCGGTAGCAGAATCAATTTTGGCAAAGTTGGTACGCATGACTTCATTCCATGCTCCTTCGGCATCCACACCCAAACTGTGCAATGCACCCACAGTGACCACAAGGATATCAATCAAGGCGTCAAGATCATCCTGTTTGGCGTTACTAGCAATAAGTTCATTAAATTCTTCTGCAATGAGATTACAATACAATTGATATTGCTTCTCGTTAAATTCGCCTACTGACTGATCGCAAGCTCGCATAAATGTTTCTTGATCTTTGAATATATTAGCCATATTAATCTTTCACAAATAAATTAGTTTGTCCACCGGCTTCGTCACGAGAGTGATACGGTCCTTGGTAAGCATAACGCTCCAGTGTAATTAGTTTTGGATGCTGTACCATTCGCCACTTACGATGTTGTTTGATTCGATACCATCCGGCAGCGAACCACGACTTAGAGTTATCTTCTTTGGTAAACAACGGTAGTTTACGCTTGACATCCCACAGTGGACTAAACACTTCGCCTTCAACTTCATGTCCGTATACCAAGTTTGGTGGCACAGGGGTTGCTGTTTCTGGCGGTTCGAATTCAATGTTGATGGCTTCGCGAGCCATCTTGATAGTCTTATAACTGATTACACTATTGAGTATTTTTATAGTGCAGTTGCCATTTTCTTTTACCTCAAGCTGACCAATCTTGCGATTATCCTTCTTGAGTATCCAATACTGGTTCTCTACCACTGGTTTGGCTTGTATCATTCAGCACTCCTTTATATGTTTCATTCATCCAACGTCCGAACTGTTCGGCTACGTCACTGCATTTTACCAATTCGTATTTGCCACAGAACTGCATGAACCTCACACCCACTTGTCCCACATCCTTGTGGCTGATTTGTTCCTGTATACTTGAGTCTACAGCGGCCTTGACCTCTTCAGGTTGTGCTGTGAGATCAATCAAGGTACAGTTGCGTTCGTAGTCATCCAACACACGATGCTCCTGACCGTTGTGGTCTGTCCAACGTTGCAACATCATGTTATTCCAGTTATATCCCTTACGGTCCCTGTCGCCAAACGCTTCACGGAGACCAACTTTATTCTTTGTGCCTTTTTCCCGTACTCCCGGATAAGCACTAAACACGTTGTCTGAGCTGTCACCACGCATACACTTTTCAAACAGTAACCACTCGGGGTCTGGAATGACTTTTGGCTGTTTAGTTTTTTTATCATTGACAAGTTTACCTTTAGCATCAAATATGCCCTCCAAGGTTAATAGTTCATCGGCGATACCATTGTATTGAGTGACATTAGGGGCTAATAACTGTACAAAGTCAGTATCACTGCTAATAATAATATGTTTGTCTTGGGGGTGTAATGCAATCCAACGTGCAATGATGTCATCAGCTTCGGCTGTGGGATGACGGATAACACTACAATTGGTTTTCTGTGACAAGTATTTAGTCAGCTCATCATAGGTTTCCCAAAACAGTTTGTCTTCATCTGCTTCCGTCTCGGTCATTTTGCCCCGGGCCACAGCACGATTTGCTTTGTAAGGTGTGTAGAAATCCTTGCGCCAACTGCGTCCTTCCAGTGCAAATACCACGTGGTCTGCTTCAAAACGTCGGGCCATTTTGTTCACCGCCATCAAGGTAATGTGTAAGGCAAATCCTATCTTGGTCCAAGAGTCCGCGGCTCTAAATGCTCCGTGTCTAGCACGGAAAAACATATTGGCAGTATCAATCAGTACGTATTTCATTGGGCGCAATCAAGTTGTTATCGTTAATGTATTGTAACACATGTTGGGCCCAAAAGCAATGGGCATCTGCACCAAAATGCCAACTATTTGCATTGACTGTGCAAAATCCGTTGTTTTTTAGTACACGGTCGTAAGTTTGGTCAGCGTCATATGGCGCCATGTAACACCTGCCCCAATCGTGAGCCTGGGCAATGTCACCAAAATGACTGTTGCCATTGAACATCACATGCCGAACTCCGTTAAGTTTGAGTTCGTTGTGGAATTGCCAAATTTCATCGTGTGCTTGTTGTTGTACCCGATGCCAGTTGACGTCGGCTACAAAGTTTCTATAGCGTTCAGCAAATATGCTCGGCACACTATCTATGCCACTAGCATTGACTTGGTACCAGGTATCCTCATGCAACCACTCTTGTCGTTCCCAAGTTGACCATTGCAATACCACAAACACACCATCATGATTGGTTTGTTCGTGCAACCAAGATCTTGTGGTGCGAATAATACGTGCATTTGATCCGCCAGCTTGTGCGTCAAGATACAAGATTGCATTTAGCCAATTGGCCATCTCACAACCAAAACTCACACGTTCGTTGTCTGGATGCGGTTGTTGTCCCAGTCCCCAATACAAGCCATCATCTGAGGCCCAGGAATGTGAATTTACCGCTTCAGCTGCCGCGGCATGACTGCATCCATTCACATACAAAATCATTTTTGTGTTAATGCTTTAACTGTTTCGGCCTGTGCCACACGTTTGCGTAGACTTGAACTGGAGAATGAGTGATCTCTTCCGTTATAAACAATTTCAATTGTACGATCCGTACACTCGTCTTTGCCGCTAAATTCTTTGAATTCGTATTCTTGTCCTAGGATACGCACATCTAGTGGCAATATTAACAACAGGTCCACAAGATCTTGTTCGGTTTGATACACAACAACCTCATCCACATAACGGCATGCGGCCAATTGTATTTGACGTTCTACAATGCTTTGTACAGGTCGATTTTTTTCAGTTGGACGATCAATTGTGGGATCAGTTTGCAATCCACAAATCAAATAGTCACAGTGATTTTTTGCTTCACTTAGCATGGCGATATGGCCAGCATGCAACATGTCAAAGGTACTGAACGTGATGCCAATCTTTTTACCTTGGGCTTTGAGTTCTTTAGTGTGATTGAATATCATGATACTTCGCTACGTCCGCCACCAATGTCCTTGGTGTTTACATATTGTCCGGCACCTTTGATTATGGCTTGTTCTTGTTCCCAAGTTTCCATGACCACATGCCTACAAATATTTTGAAACCAACGATCCACAATGTCGGCATCCACATCATCGGGTTTCATCATGTAACCTGCTTTGACCAATCGTGCTACAAAGATTTCATTCCAATCTAGTTCAAATGCACCTTGGTGCAAGTTATTGGGATCAACATCCATAGATAAAACAGTCACCCATGGCTCACCTTTTTCTGTTGCAATCTCTTTTTCAGTTTTTTCTGGCACCTTGGGTTTAGGCTCAGCACGTGGTTTGGGTACAGGTTCAGGTTCAGGTTTCTTTTTGAAGATGTCAAACAGTCCCATTACTTGCCCCAGCCATTGCCCCAAAGGTCAACGTGTAACCTTGGAGTATACCAGTAGCCACGTTTGAGTGCTTCATCTGCCACATGAATCCTGGTACCGTCATACACACTGACCACGCCACCTAATGGCATCACAAACACAGGACCACTAAATCCACGTTGTCTATATGCACCAACCACATGATCCAACTCATCAAAGTCTTCCGCTTTTTCCACAACAAACTTTAAGTAGGTGACTCCGTAGGTTTCATAATCCCAAACTATATCTGTTTTGATTGCATCTTCGTATTTCTCTCCAGACACAGTGAGTTTGGGACTCACACTAAATGTGATCTCTCCAAACCAATTATTCAGATACTGTTTAAATTCTTGTGATAAGTTTTGAGTACCATTGGTTTCAAAAGTAATGTGTCTTAAGCCTTGTGAACTTAAAATATCTAACAATTCTGGATAAGCACGTTGCCAACCCAACAATGGCTCACCACCTGTGATAACCAGGTGCATGGGATTACCGCTGACCGGTTGTTGCCAAACACCATTGGGCAACAATGCTTTCATCTTTTCAACCAGTGCTTCAGCAGTATACGTAGGGCTTAGATGTTTGAAATCTGGATGCCAACTGGCATAACTGTCGCATCCGGTATTGACCAACGGCAAGTCCTCAAACTTATTAAACATATGGACAACTTTTGCCACATCGTCTGCTTCTGTAGATTTCTCACCAGGCTTGCAACCAAAACCCGAACAGGTAAAGTTACAACCAAACATACGTAAAAAGACACTGGGAACACCAACATAGCGTCCTTCACCTTGTGCTGAATAAAATAATTCACTTACTTTGAATTTCATATTTTCCTTGCTTTAACTAACAAATGCCAACCTAAATATTCTTTAACTGCCTCACGCATTGCTTCCGGCATGGCCTCGAACCAGGGTTCTAGTTCGTATCTGCCTGCCTTGTATGCTTGTACATTATACATGAAACAGTGGGCTTGACGCAACCTCTCAATGTGAAATCTTTTGCCTAATAGCTCATATACTTCAGAATTTGAATAGGCTTGTGCAAACGGGCACCCTGCTTGTGCTTCAAACTGGTCCAACCCCTTTTGAATCATGGCATACTTCCAGGAGTTTTTGGCATATACCAAAAATCTAAATTCCCCATTGGGCACCAACGCATCATAGGCATTTTGAATCATGTCATCAATTCTAGGAAAGTGATGCATGACACCACAACTGTACACCATGTCAAACCGGCCCAGGCCTTCATACATTTTGGGATCACTTGCATCGCCACAAACAAACCGACCTTCAAGTCCTTCTACTTCAAAACGTTTTTGTGCCAGTTCGATTGTTTTGTCACTGATATCAATGGCAGTATAATCTGCACCATGCTTGGCAAATTCAGCCGCATCAGTTCCGATACCGCAACCAATTTCCAGCACACGCTTACCAGACCACATGTGAAATCCAGCAAATTCTTTCATGTGTGGTTCCACACGATACCTGCGCTCAGTAACATCTTGAAAAAATTCCAATGTGCCTACTTCATTTTTGCTGTGATTGATATTGCAAGGTTGAGCATTCCAGTAACGTACAATACGTTCTTCCAAATCGTAATCTGTCATTTTTAATCTTTCGAGTTGAGATGGTTGGTGGGATAATTTTATAATACGACCATTGCTTTTGCACTGGCCTGGCTTCTTCGAGCACTGTTGTTGGCATTGCCGCTTATGGTATTCACTGTGGCCTTACCAAAATTTCTACGTCTTGCAAAGTAAAACAATTCTAGGAATTTAGGAAAACTCATGTTTTTGTCTTCAGGGAAATCCAAATCATAAGTCACTGTACCCGGAACCAATGGTTGGTTGAATGTCAGATACTCCCAAATATTGTAATCAAGTGTTAACTGTTGCGGATATTCAGCAATGTCATTGTATGCTATCAAATATTTCTTTTGAAACTTCATCACATTGTCCAGCAAATCTTTGGGCAAGTTATAGCGTTGCATGAATTCTTCTAAACGATTAAAAATATTTTCGTACTGATTTTCCACGTGCATATTTAAAATAGTTCTATGAATCAAGTTCCATCCGTGGATTTCAATCCCGCCAATTTTGGGATGGCGGATCTGTCCTTGTGTCATCCAGTTGCTAAAGTACTGTCGCACTTCTGTTTGTTCTTTCACATACCATGCATCTTGTTGCAAGCATTCAAACAGGTCTTCGTAAAATTTACTGTAGTCTATGTCAAGGTATTTGTAAACCAATCGACTCAACAATGTGCTTACACCGTTGATGTGGAAAGTGTTGATGTACCATGAAAATATTTCAGCATCCAGCATGATTTCAAAAGGCAAATCCTTGGTGCTTGTGATGATCTCAATGCCTTCTTCAATGTGTTCATTTGAGTACGAGCCAGAGAAGTAATCGGTCACACGTTGCGAACCAATCTTGAACAGTTTCTTTTGTAACAAGTTCATCTCGGCATTTTCCAACAACTGTGCCTGGAACACAGTCAAGCCTGTATGATTGCCCATGCGAAACAGTTTCCAAAAGTTATCTTTCCATGTGGTCAAAGTTTCACCAGGCAAGCCCAGTATGAGTTCTGTGTAGGTTGGAATATTGCGTTGCTCACACAGTTCAAACACTTCTTCTAACTTGTTCATTTCCATGTTCTTGCGGCGGATATTTTCCAACACACCCACATCAAGACTTTGCACACTCAGTGTAAGACCTTGGTTAAAGCCCGGAGCATCTAGTAGTTTCTTTACAATTTCAACCACTTCACGCTTTTGGTTCTTGGCCCAGGCCACGCTAAATGTTTTGGGATAACCATACTTCTCTTGTACTTCAATAATCTTGTCTGCAATAAGATTGTCACGTTCGGGGAACATGCCAAAGTTGGCATCAGTGATTGAAATAAATCCACAACGGTGTTTGGCCATCCACTCCAGTTCGTCATATACTCTTTGCACTTCAAAGTGTTTGACCTTGTTGTAGGTTAAACTGCCCCAGTCGCAAAAGGTACAAGCAAACGGACATCCACGATTGGTCTCCAATGTGCCATTCCACTCTACTGTGGGATTGTCTGCAATAATTTTATCAAACACACCATTCAAGTAGGGACTAGGAACTTCTTCTAGTGTTTCAATGCGTTTGGCATCGCCAGTATTGACTGGTTTGCCATTTTTGTTCAGCAACAATCCGGGAATGTTGTCAAAGGCTCTTGTTTCAAACGCTTTGATCACATTACGAAAAGTAATTTCTCCTTCAAAACAAATAATCAAATCCATGTAAGGTTCTTTGCGAAAGATATCCTTGTCTGTGATAGCAGGTTCAGGTCCACCAAAAATAATCAAACACTTGGGATTGAGCTCTTTGACCTTACGTGCCAGAGTGTAGTTGTACTGATGATTCCACACATAGGTACTGAATGTTACACAATCGTTTTGTGCTAGTTTTTCAGCCAATGGCTCCACAGCATCTCTACGCCAGACCATGTCTGTACACTCAAAGTTTTCCCGAATCCAAGGATCAGTTAAGGCATAACTCCATATCACACCAGCTGAATATGGCAAGTAGTGCGCATTGAACTCTTTGGGACCTTGTTGGAAATTGGGTTGAACCCAGGCAATTTTATATGTCATGCCTTATTTAACTATCGTACCATGGTTTATTGCGTATTGTACCATTTGTTTGTTTGGATCATTGCTAATTAATTTTTCCCAAGGATCTTGTGTTTGGGCCACAACATTCTTAAAGAATGTCATGTCTACTCCTCGTTCTTTTTCTAAATACTCAGACAGTTTGAAACAATCTGCTTGACGTTTCATTTCCTGACTGGGATGATGGAAATCTCTAGAATCTTTAGGATTGCCTTCCAACATGGGGCGATTCAAAAATGTATCATCTCGGTTGTTACCGGTCAAGTCATGTCGATCATGCAATACTTTAACGTCAATTCTTTCCATTATATCTATTATGTACGATACCTGACTTATCCATCCATCGCTGAGTTGATGGGGACTTAGATGTCCAAGTACATCCAACCACTCTCTTGGTATAATAGGGAATATTGAATAAGGATGATGGTTGTGTGTGTCAAATGCTAGGCATTTAAATTGCCCATCCCACTTCATGATTTCCGCATCCCAGTCCGGTGATTGCATCACAGCGTCATCATTCCAATGCATCAACCATTTGGCATCACTGTTCTCAGCCAACAGGTTTGCATATTCGTTGAGTCTAATATATCCCATTGGTGCAAATTTCATTGCGGTGTAAGATACATCGTTATCATCTAACCAAGGTTGCACTGAATCTTTAAAATGTGTGAGCCCGATATCGTCATCTTTATCAAAGCCCAACATTATTTGTATTCGAGAAGAATCTTTAGCAAATTTAATTAAACTTTGCACACTACGTTCAAGCATTTCTGCTCGACCGCGTGTGGGTAACAAAATTGCTAGGTCAAATTCGTGTTTCATTTATTAACCTTGTTGTGTATCGTCTACACGCTTCTTGAGATAGTTCAACAACAGTCCATATGCTGGTAAGAATATAATAAATCCAACCACAATCTTTAGGATACTTTGGCTTAATGCAATTTCGGGCCAGTGTGCGGACATGTATTCATCTGCACTGCCTGAGAAAGCAATACTAAAGAACACATAACTATCAATGAAGTTGGCAACAACCATGCTGAGTGCAGGAGCCGCCCACCATTGCTGAGTAAAACGTTCACGAACATGTTGGAACACATATACGTCAAGCAAACAACCAATTAGGTATGCTGTGGCAGAACCAAAACCAATTCGTAATGCTACACTTTGTGGTGCACCTTCTAACAGCACAACAGCAATACTACCAATGATAGCCAGTGGATATGCAGCCGCAATGGTTGCTCGAGCAATACCTTTACCAATCAAACGCACAGTCAAGTCTGTTGCCAAAATAACCAAAGGATACACAAATGCGGCCCAGGTCAATTTCACACCAAAAATTTCAACCGGGATTGAAACCAATGCATTACTGATCACAATTACAATAATATGTAACAGTACTAGTTTGGCCATCATGACCCGATCTACGTCTTTAAAAATATTAAACATTATGTTTTCCTTATGTTTTATGCAAACAGATCTTCACTCCATTCGCGATGGCCTTCTCTGCAGGCCATGTTGCTTTGGGTCTCACGTACTTCCACACGATAACACCAAAGACGCTCTGCTTCACCAGGCCCCCAATTGTCCGGAATGTAAACACCGTTTACGAACCGGTACAGTTGATCGGCCAAGCCTTCACAACCAAGTCGGGGTAATATAGTTATCTTGGCTAGATTCCGACGTTGTAATTCTTTGTACATTTCCAACTCTGGATCATCCTCTGCCACCAGCAAAGTATGATCAAATTGGCTTTCTAGTATTTGTTTTAGGTCTTTGAGACCACCGTAGTCTGCGGCCCAATTGCGCACATCTAAATTGTCTGTGCCAAAGTAAAACTTCATTGAGAATGAATAACCATGTATCAAATTACAATGACTGTCCGCCCTCCACTGTCTATAGGCGCAGGGAAATGCGTCATGGTATTCTTTGGTACTAGTGTACTTGTACATACGCGGGACTGGAATTTGATAACTGGTCATGCTTTTCTCCTATGTTAAATTATAGCATAGACAGCAGAGTTTGTAAAGCGGGAATGATGTCTGAGACCGCTTAAAAGAATATTTATGGTTGCTGATAGTCAGATTTCTTATAATTGGCTTGTCCGGGAATGACTCCACGAACACCACCAACAGGATCTGGAGTATCGCCGTGCATCCTTGGTATCAAATGCACATGAGGATACATCACTGTTTGCCCTGCGGCTGTACCCATATTTAATCCAACATTGAAAGCATCGCATTGATTGTTTTGTATCATTTGACGACCGTGTATCAG